TATCGCGTCCTCAACAATGAATTTTGTGATGCAGTGCCTGGTGCCTCCAGGTGACGTTAACCAGTTAACAATTAACGCCGGATACAGAGAATCCACCCATAACACTGTTTTTGGTTTTAACTGTTCCGCGTGCGCTTAGCCGCATTCACCGCATCACAAAATTCACTTTAAAAAGGGCGGCAGAGCAGTCACGGAGTAAAACTGATACCGCCAAACGTCACCAGAAAATTGATAACAGAGGGCGTTGCAGCGGGGTTGTCACTTAAGCGTATGGTCAACCTGACAACCCGGTGTCCTCAACGGGGGAAGGAATAACCCCGCCATACTTACCGCCGCGCCATTTCGCGGATTGCCACAACCGGAAGCGCACGGTCGACGAAAATTTAACGACAGGCTATCTATGAACCAGCTACCTCGCCGTGCGCTTTCGCGTTATGGTCTGACTTTTCAGGGAAATATCCTTTCAGTAAACTGTCAGTGCCGGATGCTCACCCGTGTCCGGCGCACGCACTCCACCTCACCCGTGGAGAACTCCTTAATTACCAACCTTAGCTTCGTTGGTTAGCTATTAACGCGGGTATGTAATCATTCTGGCAATGCTTAATGCCGCTGCTTTTTCCAGATTGGTGATATCCTGCTCCAGAGCGGACAGATTTTCAGCCTGCTTAGCCCTGGCTTCATTAGCCCATTTCAGATCCTGCGCTGCATTAATTTTCTGGCGCATCCACTCATAAAGTTCATCATCGGTATAGTCTGGCGCGATTATGACGGGTTCTCGTTTCTGCATACTGATTCCTCGCGGTGCTACTTCGCTTATCAGCCGTTAGATTTTGCCGAGCTGGAAAGCGCCTGTTTAAACTCACTGAAGCTGAGAGCTTCTTCGCCTTCGGCAAGGTCTTCGAAGTATTCTTCGTAAGCCTTTTCCATGATTGTGTCGAAATCCATATCACTCACCTGAGTTTCTTTCCAGCCAGCGACGGGCACCATTTTCGGTTTTAAACGTTTTGCTTTTGGTATACGTCATCGCGGTGAACGTGCCGTCCTGGTTGGGAAACACGCCGTACACCAGAGATTCGTTGTTGCCAAGATCGATAGTATCCATGTTGACCTCATTTCCCCTTAACGCCGGGGTAGCGGAACAAAAACCTGCTGCATAGTTATTAAAGTTGAACCCTGCCGTCATGTTCTTACGCCTCGGGCTGGCTACTTAACCCCTGACCACTGCCTGGTAACTCGAAGTATTGCCCTGCATTCTGTGGGGTGGGGTGGGTGGCAGGTATATAATGTACTTTGCGTTCATTGTTGTAAAGTACTTTTAGTACATTTTGTGTGTAAAAAAATGAGATGGGATAAAGTGAAGCACAAACCCGGAGGAAGGCGCTACCGGATTTATGCTGGTTTAAGAGGCTTTTTGTTTTTTCTTTCGTGCTAACTCTTCGTAAATTGCATTGTACTTCTGTTTTTTCTCTTCAAGAGTTTTTAAAAGTTCATCTGTCTCACTGTCAGGGAGCTCGTCCAGAAGGTCAATGATGATTTTTTGTCTTGGATTTAACTCCTGATAGAAACGTACCTGTCCACTTTCTTCTGTATCCTCTCCCAAAAGATAGGTTGGTGTTGTTCCTATTAGTGTTGCTAATTCCCTTAATTTCTCCCGGCGAGGAATTGTTTCGCCATTAAACCATTTGCTAACCGCTTTTGGTGTTAATTTCATTCGACGGGCAATTTCTGCCTGCCTTCCATGTTGTTCATAACCAGCGTTTTCACAGGCTAGCGCAAGCCTACTGGCGAACTCTTTACGCGCTTTATCTTCATGAACCATAAGTTCAATGATATTCGCTCTTGAATGTACTGTCAGTTCTGTTATAGCATGTACTCAAAGTTCACATTGTGAGGGTGATATGAACCAGAAAACACTTGAAGATGTAATCAAAACTGTTCGCGTTGCTGTTGTGGCCGACGTTTGTGGTGTCAGCCAAAGAGCAATCTATAAATGGATGGATAACGGAAAATTGCCTCGCACAGAATATACCGGCGAAACAAATTACGCTGAAAAAATCGCTCTTGCATCAAACGGATTATTTTCTGCCGATGCAATTTTAACTATTGGCAGGAATAAAACTACTACGAAAAAGCTGATGGGAGTTGATTCATGAAAATCAAGCATGAACACATCCGCATGGCGATGAATGCCTGGGCGCATCCGGACGGCGAAAAAGTACCGGCTGCGAAAATTACCAAAGCGTATTTCGAGCTGGGAATGACGTTCCCGGAACTGTATGACGACAGCCATCCGGAAGCCCTGGCTCGCAATACTCAGAAAATTTTCCGCTGGGTGGAGAAAGACACCCCTGATGCGGTTAAAAAAATTCAGGCGTTGTTACCAGCTATCGAAAAAGCAATGCCACCTCTGCTGGTGGCCCGAATGCGCAGTCATAGCTCAGCCTATTTTCGGGAACTAGTGGAGACGCGGGAACGACTGGTGAGAGACGCTGATGATTTTGTCGCAGTGGCGATCGCTGGTTTCAACCAGATGAATCGTGGTGGCCCTGCAGGAAATATTGTGGCTGTGCATTGACTCGCAATATTCATACCGGATCACTTCCGGCAATTTGTGAGTAAAAAGATTCGGTATCAAAAGAGGTGAGTATGGCTAACGCCTGGCTCAGATTATGGCATGACATGCCAAATGACCCTAAGTGGCGAACAATTGCCAGGGTGTCAGGGCAGCCAATTGCAACAGTGATGGCAGTGTATATCCACCTCCTGGTGAGCGCGTCACGAAATGTCACGCGAGGTCACATTGATGTCACGACAGAAGATTTGGCAAGTGCGCTCGACGTGACAGAAGAGGTAATTGATTCAATTTTGCAGACGATGCAGGGGCGGGTACTTGATGGTGATTTAATCACTGGATGGGAAAAACGCCAGGTGCTTAAAGAGGACAACGGCAATATTTCGCAAACCGCAAAATCTCCTGCAGAGCGCAAGAGGGCGCAGCGAGAGAGGGAAAGAAAGCAGGAACAAAATGGCGATTGTCACGGCGCGTCACGAAATGTCACGCACATGTCACGACGAGTCACGACAGATAAAGATACAGATAAAGATACAGATCAAGAAGATCAAAACACTATGGTCCATGGCGTAAAAAACGCCACGAACCAGGCAGGGGATGTTCAGACCGTCAATCCTGGTCAGCCAGCAGGCACGACACCGGAAGCCGATTCAGCGTATGCGCTGAAAGCCGATTCGGGCGCTGTGCAGCAGGTGATGACCGCAAGGCCGGAGCAATCACACCAACTGCAGCAGCCTGAAGCCGATTCCGCCATTCAGCGGGAAGCCGATCGGGTAGTCCCGGAAAACACCGGGCAGCCTGTGGGACGAGTAGATTATCCGGATGTGTTCGAACAGGTCTGGCGGGAATACCCGTTGCGTGCTGGGGCAAACCCGAAGAAATCCGCTTTCAGTGCCTGGAAGGCCAGATTACGCGAGGGGGTGCCACCAGAGGCCATGCTGGATGGTGTGAGGCGTTACGCAAGATACCTGGCGGCTACCGGGAAAACGGGAACGGAATTTGTTCAGCGAGCGACGACGTTTTTTGGACCGGACCGGAATTTTGAGAACCCTTGGTTGCTCCCGGTAAGCGGCACGAACAACCAGCGTTGTGTGAATCATATTTCTGAACCGGATAACGAAATTCCGCCGGGCTTCAGGGGGTAAGTGTTAATTTCTGGTCATGAGGTAATTTTCAGGAGGGCTTGTGGCAAAAGTATTTACACAAGAAGAGCGGGAAAAAATTAAGAGGCAGGTTGTTGAACTCGTGCGCCTGAGCGGGCGCGAGACGTTACGACAACTGGAAGCGAAAACAGGTGCGACAAGATATCTGATGAGTGTTCTCGCCAGAGAGCTGGTTGCCAGTGGCGATGTATACAATTCTGGCTACGGGTTATTCCCGTCTGAACAGGCGCGTAAGGACTGGCAAAATGCCCGCAAAAAACTCTCAAGGGCAAAGGTGAAGAAACCTGCAGTGGTTGATCCGGACCTTATCTGGTCGTTACCAGACGGCGAAATACGCCGCTACGACAGGCGCCTGAATATAATCTGTCGCGAGTGCCGGAAGAGCGAAGCTATGCAGCGTGTACTGGCATTTTATCAAGGAAATGTTAGGTATTTTAGACGTTACTAGATTAAAGAGCATTAGTTCAGATGTGAATTGACATTTTCATGGCGCAGGGTAGAGCCAGCGTGGTTGTCCGCTTTGCGTCAAAACCAGATATTACCAGATTTAGACATATATTCCCGATAGCCCTGCTCTGATGCTACACTCTGTGCTATTTTCATGACCCCAATAAAAATATTTATGACTATTGCTGATTTCAAACGGCCTAAATTGGAGCTCCCAAACGGGGCAAACAAACTACTACTGCACTCTTGCTGTGCTCCATGTTCTGGTGAAGTGATGGAGGCGCTTCAGGCCTCGGGAATCGACTACACCATCTTTTTCTACAACCCGAACATTCATCCTCAGAAAGAGTATTTAATTCGTAAGGATGAAAATATTCGCTTTGCTGAACAACACGGCGTGCCGTTTATCGATGCTGATTACGACACCGACAACTGGTTTGAACGTGCCAAAGGAATGGAATGGGAGCCTGAGAGGGGGATCCGTTGTACCATGTGTTTTGACATGCGTTTTGAGCGGACAGCGTTGTACGCTGCTGAAAATGGTTTCAGTGTGATCAGCAGTTCACTGGGCATTTCACGCTGGAAAAATATGCAGCAGGTTAACGAGTGTGGGCGGCGAGCTGTTGCGCATTATCCGGGTATGGTGTACTGGGATTATAACTGGCGCAAGCAGGGCGGCTCGTCCCGTATGATTGAAATCAGCAAGCGCGAAAAATTCTATCAGCAGGAATATTGTGGCTGTGTGTATTCTCTGCGCGATACCAATCTACACCGCAAATCTCAGGGACGCCCTCTTATCAAAATTGGCCAACTCCACTACGGAAAAGAAGAGAAGGAGTGATTTTATGGATCACCTTTCTGATTGATTTCATATTGGCGAGGTGACGTGAGTTAAGTAGAATTGCTGCGGGTGCTTGAGGCTATCTGCCTCAGGCATGAACACCAAAAGGCAGATAGAGAAAAGCCCCAGTTAACATTACGCGTCCTGCAAGACGCTTAACATTAATCTGAGGCTCAATCCATGCTGAACACATGTAGGTTAGCCTCTTACGTGCCGAAAGGCAAGGAGAAGCAGGCTATGAAGCAGCAAAAGGCGATGTTAATCGCCCTGATCGTCATCTGTTTAACCGTCATAGTGACGGCACTGGTAACGAGGAAAGACCTCTGCGAGGTACGAATCCGAACCGGCCAGACGGAGGTCGCTGTCTTCACAGCTTACGAACCTGAGGAGTAAGAGACCAGGCGGGGGAGAAGTCCCTCGCCACCTCTGATGTGTCAGGCATCCTCAACGCACCCGCACTTAACCCGCTTCGGCGGGTTTTGTTTTTTCCTGGCATTCTGGTTTACAATTCGCACGCCAGCCTGAACAACTGGCACCTGCTGCGCCAGCAGAGACAACCGATGGCGCACGATACCAAATTACACAATTCTAATGATTCTGCCGTCTTTGCCAGCAGGTGCGGACGGCGTTTTCACGCATTCAAATCAGACTGGTTCCAGCATCCTCCATGCACTGAAGAGCAGGCTGAATGGATAATTCAGTGTTACCGCAGGCGTGGATACGAGGTTAAGAAAGCCCTCAGCCTCGATTATCGTCACTGGATAATCTACGTCAGGCTGCCGTACTCCGAGCGCCCACCGCGTCCGTCCCGCACATTCCAGCAACGCATCTGGAGGTAACGTGCGGGTATTACTTCGACCTGTTCCGGTACCGGAACTTGGGCTGGTGGTCCTTAAACCAGGCCGTGAATCCATGCAGGTATTCCATAACCCTCGAGTGCTGGTGGAGCCGGAACCGAAAAGCATGCGTGGTCTGCCGTCCGGCATCGTCCCTGCCGTTCGCCAGCCGCTGGCGGAGGATAAATCATTACTGCGGTTTTTCAGCAATGAGCGTGTGATTCGTGCTGCTGGCGGCGCTGGTGCACTGTCTGACTGGCTGTTGCGTCATGTCAAATCCTGCCAGTGGCCTCATGGTGACTATCATCACAGTGAAACCGTCATACATCGTTACGGCACCGGCGCGATGGTGTTGTGCTGGCACTGCGATAACCAGCTGCGTGACCAGACATCCGAATCACTTGAGCAACTTGCTCAACAAAACCTGGCAGCATGGATGATTGACGTCATACGCCATGCAATGAATGGCACGCAGGAGCGTGAATTATCTCTGGCTGAATTATCCTGGTGGGCGGTCCGCAATCAGGTGGCGGACGCGCTACCGGAAGCGGTATTACGTCGTTCGCTGGGGTTGCGTGCGGAAAAAATCCGCTCAATGTACCGTGAAAGCGACATCGTACCGGGAGAGCAGACCGCCACCAGCATACTGAAGCAGCGCACAAAAAATATTGCGCTACCGCCTCACATCCACCAGCAACAGAACCCACCACAGGAAGAGACGGTGGTCAGCATTGCCGTTGATCCGGAGTCTCCGGCTCAGTATCTCCAGCGCCAGAAACCACAACGGGAAGAGATGCCTGTATACACGCGTTGGGTAAAAACGCAGAAATGCATGACGTGCGGTAATCAGGCAGATGATCCGCATCACATCATTGGTCATGGACTGGGAGGGATGGGAACAAAGGCTGATGATTTGTTTGTTATTCCGCTGTGCCGTAAATGTCATAACGAACTGCACGCCGGGGTAAAAGATTTTGAAGAAAAACACGGCAGCCAGCTGTTGTTGCTGATTCGTTTTTTAATGCACGCGAGAAATTCGGGTGTCCTGAAGTGGAAAGCATGAATGACTGAACGTATAGAATTTGTTTTGCCTTACCCGCCGACGGTGAATACCTACTGGCGACGTCATGGCAATACGTATTTCATCTCGGAAGCCGGAAAGCGTTATCGCCGTGATGTGGCGCTAATTGTTCGCCAGCAGCGGCTGAAATTAAGCCTGTCCGGAAGGCTGGCGATAAAGATTATTGCAGAGCCACCGGATAAGCGCCGCCGCGACCTGGACAATATCCTGAAGGCACCACTGGATGCGCTGACGCATGCCGGACTACTTATAGACGACGAGCAGTTTGATGAAATCAATATTGTGCGCGGTCAGCTCGTTCCTGGTGGGCGGCTGGGGATAAAAATCACAGAACTGGAGTGCGCATGAATAACCAGTATTTACAGTTTGTGCGTGAGCAGCTCATTATCGCCACCGCTGATTTGAGTGAGGCAACAAAAGGTCAGCTTGAAGCCTGGCAAGAGAATGCCATGTTCGATACAGGGCGTTACAGGCGAAAAAAAATCCGGTACCGCGATGAAGTGACCGGAAAAATGATAACGCGGGATAATCCACCAATCCCGGGAAAGCAATCGCTGGCGAAGGGGACGTCAATTCCTCTGGTCAGTCCGGTTGAGTTTTCGACATCATCGTGGCGGCGGGCTGTTCTGTCTCTTGAAGAACATCATAAAGCCTGGTTGTTGTGGTGTTACAGCGGGAGTATTTGTTGGGAATATCAGATCGCGATAACACAGTGGGCGTGGAATGAATTTAATACTCAATCCGGTACTAGAAAAATTGCAGGGAAAACGCAGGAACGCCTGAAAAAATTAATCTGGCTGGCGGCGCAGGCAGTAAAAGCAGAACTTTTTGGTGGGGAAGGTTATGAATACCAGGAGCTGGCATTACTGGCGGGAGTGACAACTAAAAACTGGTCCAAAACATTTACTCGTCACTGGGTTGCAATGAAACACATTTTTCACCGACTGGATAGTGAGGCTTTATTGTTTGTAATGAGAGCACGTTCAAAACAAAAGGCGGCATTTTCAAAGCAAAGTGTTGCAAAAGTAGATTGAAAGGCATATATTTCATGCAAATCTGATATTTTGCCGATTTTGTACGTGATGGCAAAAGCAAACAAAACCCGCCCACAAGCGGGTTTTTTTGTGCCACTTATCTCGGATAGAAATGGTGAATGCGCTGGTGGAGGAAGTAAGGGTAATTTTTAACCAGGTGATTCTTGAATGCTTGCAACATTGATTTCGTAACGTTATTATCCTGCGCCCGGCCCTTTAGCTCAGTGGTGAGAGCGAGCGACTCATAATCGCCAGGTCGCTGGTTCAAATCCAGCAAGGGCCACCAACCGCCACTAGCTCATCAGGAAAGATCGTCAACCCTTTAAGTTGAGAGTGCGAGGTTCGAGTCCCCGGTGGCGGTCCAGTGCCGACTTAGCTCAGTAGGTAGAGCAACTGACTTGTAATCAGTAGGTCACCAGTTCGATTCCGGTAGTCGGCACCATATGCGGGCATCGTATAATGGCTATTACCTCAGCCTTCCAAGCTGATGATGCGGGTTCGATTCCCGCTGCCCGCTCCAGTTAGAGTCTTTCAGTCTGCGATGATGGGAAATCCCGGAGTGACTGAAAGACGTTTAAGTTATGAATGATCGCTTTTTTTTGCAAAATTGCTGTGCAGAAATACTAACCTTCGGGCAGGCGATCATTCATAAGCACTCTGCTTTTATTCCGATTAACTGTGGGTGGTTTGTTGGATAGAGTGCTTTCCTTACTGTATATATTGTTTCGCCCGCTTTTGCGGGCTTTTCTTTTCAAATCCCTTTCATTTCTCAGTGTAAAACTACGCCATCCGTTATTTGCGGAGGTGAGGCTATGAAATCCATGGACAAAATTTCAACGGGCATTGCCTATGGCACCTCCGCAGGCAGTGCTGGCTACTGGTTTTTACAGTGGCTTGATCAGGTCAGTCCGTCACAGTGGGCTGCGATTGGTGTGCTGGGGAGTCTGGTTCTGGGCTTCCTGACTTATCTGACAAATCTGTACTTCAAAATCAGAGAAGACAAGCGTAAGGCTGCACGTGGAGAGTAATTCAATGACTCAAAACTATGAACTGATTGTGAAAGGGATCCGCAATTTTGAGAATAAAGTTACGGTAACTTTAGCGTTACGGGACAAAAAACGCTTTGACGGCGAAATTTTTGACCTGGACATCTCGCTGGACCGTGTTGAAGGTGCCGCGCTGGAGTTTTATGAGGAAGCAGCCAGAAGGAGCATCAGACAGGTCTTCCTGGATGTTGCTGCCGGGTTATGTGAAGGGGGTGAGCAGTCGCCGGAAAAGCGCCCCGTAATTTTAGAGGCGCAGAATGTGTGGATAACCTACAAAGGAAAGCTACCGGGAAGAATTACTGGTTCTCTGAAGACTCCTCCGGAATCACAACCTTAAGTCACTGACCGGAACAGATAAACCTGTCCGTGGGCAGAAACCGATAAATCCTGATAAATATCCATGAACGCAAAAATCAGATACGGCCTGTCGGCTGCCGTTCTGGCACTGATTGCCGTCGGTGCGCCCGCGCCTGATATTCTCGACCAGTTTCTGGATGAAAAAGAAGGTAACCACACAACGGCATACCGCGATGGGTCCGGCATCTGGACCATCTGTCGGGGTGCCACGATGGTGGATGGAAAACCCGTTTTTCCCGGTATGAAACTGTCGAAGGAAAAATGCGACCAGGTTAACGCTATTGAACGTGATAAGGCGCTGGCATGGGTGGATCGCAATATTAAAGTAACACTGACCGAACCACAAAAAGCGGGTATCGCGTCATTTTGTCCCTATAACATTGGCCCCGGTAAGTGTTTTCCGTCGACATTTTATAAGCGGCTGAATGCAGGTGATCGTAAAGGTGCCTGCGAGGCGATTCGCTGGTGGATTAAGGACAGGGGGCGCGATTGCCGCCTTCGTTCAAATAACTGTTACGGTCAGGTTATTCGTCGTGATCAGGAGAGCGCATTAGCCTGTTGGGGGATAGAGCAGTGAGCAGAGTTGCCGCGATTATTTATGCTCTGGTTATCTGCATCATCGTCTGCCTGTCATGGGCTGTTAATCATTACCGTGATAATGCCATTACCTACAAAGCGCAACGCGATAATGTGATGGAAAAACTCAACCAGGCGACCGCAATCATTACTGACATGCAGATACGCCAGCGTGATGTTGCTGCACTCGATGCAAAATACCTGAAGGAGTTAGCTGATGCGAAGGCTGAAAATGATGCTTTGCGTGATGATGTTGCCGCTGGTCGTCGTCGGTTGCACATCAAAGCAGTCTGTCAGTCAGTGCGTGAAGCCACCACCGCCTCCGGCGTGGATAATGCAACCAGCCCCCGACTGGCAGACACCGCTGAACGGGATTATTTCACCCTCAGAGAGCGGCTGATGACGATGCAGATGCAACTGGAAGGGGCACAGGAGTATATCCGCACTCAGTGCATTAAGTAGCCTTTTTATCGTGGTAAACATTTCGCAGGGTATGAGGTATTTATGCCATCACGAATCCCACGTGCCTGCCGTAAGCGTGGATGCGCAGGTACAACCACAGACAGTTCTGGTTACTGCGATAAACATCGTGGTGAAGGATGGGTACAGCATCAACGCGGACTGAGTCGCCACCAGCGTGGCTATGGCTCGAAATGGGATGTTATACGTGCGCGTATACTGAAGCGTGATAACCATCTGTGTAAGAACTGTCTGCGCAATGGACGAGCCGTTGAGGCCAGGACTGTAGACCACATGATTCCAAAAGCTCATGGCGGCACCGATGATGACTCCAATCTTGAGTCGTTATGCAGGGAATGCCACAGAGAGAAGACAGCAAGGGAACGTATTCGATGATAATATTCACTGCTGTAATGCATAAAAATAGTTTCTATATTCATGCAGATACCCGGGAGGGATTTTGGGTTGTTTTAAGTGAAAAACTGGGATGGGGCAAATTTGAGTTAATTCGCCCCTCAGATGAGTTTAGCCCTACTGGAGGGTTGTTTGAATTAGTCGAAGTGCGTTCGGCAGATTCAGAACCCCCTGAGTCAGTAACTGTAGGGTCAAATGTTTTATGGCGTCTCCCGGAAGCTCTCGGAGTTTTGAAATCAATCCCTTCTTCTGATCTTCAGATATATTTGCGACACGGATTATATCCTCAAGGGCAACAATCGTGTCACTGTGTAACCGAAAGGTCTGAACTTTAAGGATCGCACTTAAGCCGCCATCATCGAGAAGAAAATCAATTCCTTTTTCTGTAATGTAGCAGTTAGGGGCACAGAAGATAAACTCAACGCCAGCCATGGTGTCACTGCGTATGAAGGGGGTGGAAACGAGACCATGCATTTCAAGGTATAACATGCACGCCACAAAGTGATCGTAACTGTCAAACTTCTCAATGAGGTCTCGCTCCTGTGCCTTGTTTAAAGAGTTAGGCGCGCAATCTATAAGGGCATTGAGGATTTCAAGTTGTAAGGCTCTGTCATATTTTCTGGTTTTATCCATTTCTTAGACTCCATCTTTTATTTATTGAGATTAACTGAATACACCATGCTGAGCATCCTGATGGGGGGCCAGTATCTGCTTTTTGCCGCCATCTTCAAGGGGGAGGGGGGGATCAAATCTCTGCAACCCAGGCTGCTCAGTACCGCCGCCTGACCTTTCCTCGCATCGCCGCAGGTTCGAAAACTTTTTTTTGGAATGTGATTAAATGATTGATAGGTAAAATCGATTATGTCTGGACCCCCGAAAACCCCGCCACGCCTGCATTTGATACGAGGTAACCCCTCAAAGCGGCCAGTTAAAGACTCCAAAAAAACCGCTAAAAAGGATGAAAAAGGTCTCCCTAAAATTCCGCAACATTTAGGGGCGCAGGGGAAGTACTGGTTCAGGCGAATGGCGGAAGAGCTGAATGCGGAAGGGATCATTTCTCAGCTCGATGCACGTGCGCTCGAGTTACTGGTGGAAGCCTACACCGAATACCGGCATCACTGCGAAATACTCGATGTTGAGGGTTATACCTACCGCACGAAAACGCAGAATGGCGATGTGCTGATCAAGGCACACCCGGCTGCTGCGATGAAGGCTGATGCCTGGAAGCGGATCCGGGCGATGCTTGCAGAATTTGGTATGTCACCGGCAAGCCGGGCAAAAGTAAATACCGCCGGACCGGATAATGTTGATCCGCTGGCAGAGCTTTTAAAAGCGAGAGACTGATGGCAAAAGTGGCTGACGGGATCCGCTACGCCGAACGTGTTGTTGCAGGAGAAATTGTTGCTGGCGAATTTGTCCGCCTGGCCTGCCAGCGTTTTCTTGATGATCTGAAGTACGGCGAAAAGCGGGGGATTTATTTCAGTGAACCCCGTGCGCAGCACATCCTGAATTTCTACAAATTTGTGCCTCATGTAAAAGGGGCACTGGCAGGCCAGCCCATTGAGTTGATGGACTGGCATGTATTTATCCTCATTAATATTTTTGGTTTTGTCATTCCGCTGGTCAATGAAGAAACCGGGGAAGTTGTCATGCGCAGCGATGGCAGCGGACGTCCGGTGATGGTGCGCCGGTTCCGGACGGCGTACAACGAAGTCGCCCGTAAAAACGCAAAATCAACCCTGTCATCGGGTATCGGCCTGTATATGACGGGGGCAGATAGTGAAGGCGGAGCTGAGGTGTATTCAGCCGCAACCACGCGTGACCAGGCCAGAATCGTGTTTGAAGACGCCAAAAATATGGTCAGAAAAGCCCGGTCGACACTCGGGCGGTTGTTTGATTTCAACAAGCTGGCGATTTACCAGGAGCAGAGCGCATCAAAATTTGAACCGCTTTCCTCGGATGCAAACAACCTGGACGGTCTGAACATCCACTGCGCCATTATTGATGAGCTGCATGCACATAAAACCCGCGACGTGTGGGACGTTCTGGAAACGGCAACCGGTGCCCGTCTGCAGTCCCTGTTATTTGGTATCACCACGGCTGGCTTTAACAAGGAAGGGATTTGTTACGAGCAGCGTGATTACGCCATCAAGGTATTGCGAGGCTATAACAGCGACGTGGAGGGCGCTGTAAAAGACGACTCTTACTTTGCGATCATTTACACGCTCGATGAGGGAGATGATCCGTTTGATGAAACGGTCTGGCAGAAAGCGAATCCTGGCCTGGGCATCTGTAAACGCTGGGATGATCTGCGTCGTCTGGCGAAAAAAGCGAAGGAGCAGGTCTCTGCGCGGGTGAATTTTTTTACCAAACACATGAATGTGTGGGTCACTGCCGAATCTGCCTGGATGGATATGATTAAGTGGGAGAAGTGCGAATACATTGCTCCACAACATGAGCTGAAAACATATCCCATGTGGGTCGGCGTCGACCTTGCTCATAAGATTGATATCTGTGCGGCGGCAAAACTCTGGCGAACCGATAACGGACATGTTCATGCTGATTTTAAATTCTGGCTTCCGGAAGGACGGCTGGAACGATGCTCGCGGCAGCAGGCAGAACTTTACCGGAAGTGGGCGGAGATGGATAAGCTCATCCTGACGGATGGTGATGTTATCGATCATGCTCAGATAAAAAGTGACTTACTGGAATGGATTGGCGGTGAAAACCTCAGGGAACTGGGATTTGACCCGTGGAGCGCAATGCAGTTCAGTCTGGCACTGGCTGAAGAAGGGATACCGCTGGTGGAGGTTCCGCAGACGGTCCGCAATCTGTCAGAGGCCATGAAGGAAACGGAATCACTGGTTTATGCCGGGCGTTTCCATCACAGCAATCATCCGGTCATGAACTGGATGATGTCTAACGTTACTGTAAAACCGGACAAAAACGACAACATCTTCCCGAATAAATCCACGCCGGAAGCCAAAATCGACGGCCCTGTTGCGCTTTTTACAGCCATGAGCCGCTTTCTGGTAAATGGCGGGGGCGTGAATGACTTTCTGTCCACGCTTGATCCTGATGAGGACCTGTTAATTCTGTGAAACAGCTTATTACTGATATGACCGGGCTGATCGGTTTCGGTCTGCTCACTGCTGGCGTTTATCTGTATGCAGGTCTGCCAGCGTCTCTGATGCTGTCTGGCTGTTTGTTGCTGCTTTATGCACTGGTGGTGTCCATGAGGAGAAAACATGCTTCTTGATGCTCTGTTTCGCAGTGAGCCTCTGGAAAATCCCTCGGTTCCGGTAACCGGAGAGGCCGCTGAGACGGATAATATTTTTGCCCGGGATGTGTATGTCAGTCCGGAAACGTCCATGAGGCTGGCTGCTGTCTATGCCTGTATTTATGTTATTTCATCCAGTGTGGCTCAGATGCCCCTGCATGTGATGCGAAAAACGAATGAGCATGTTCAGCCGGCACGCGATCACCCGTTGTTCTGGCTCGTTCATGATGAACCGAATGCCTGGCAGACCAGCTATAAGTGGCGGGAACTGAAGCAGCGTCATGTGCTGGGGTGGGGCAATGGTTATACGTGGGTGAAACGTAATCGTCGTGGCGAGGTTACCAGTCTTGAATGCTGTATGCCATGGGAAACCACGTTACTTAACACTGGAGGGCGTCATACCTACGGTGTGTATAACGAAGAGGGTGCATTTGCGGTAAGTCCGGACGACATGATCCATATCAGGGCGCTGGGAAACAATCAGAAAATGGGACTGAGTCCGATCATGCAGCATGCTGAAACCATTGGTATGGGAATGAGTGGTCAGCAGTATACCAGTGCTTTTTTTAACGGTAATGCCCGTCCTGCCGGGATTATTTCTGTGAAAAATGAACTGAACGAACAGAGTTGGAGCAGGCTCAAGAATATGTGGCAGCGGGCGGTGACAGCGCTTCGCAGTCAGGAAAATAAAACCATGCTGCTGCCTGCGCAACTGGATTACCGTGCCCTGACAGTTTCTCCGGTGGATGCTCAGATCATTGATATGACCAAGCTGAACCGGTCGATGATTGCCGGAATTTTTAATGTCCCGGCGCACATGATTAATGACCTGGAAAAAGCCACATTTTCGAATATTACACAGCAGGCGATTCAGTTTGTTCGCTACACGATGATGCCCTGGGTTGCGAACTGGGAGCAGGAGCTTAACCGTCGCCTGTTTACCCGCACAGAACGGGCTGCCGGGTATTACGTTCGTTTCAACCTTACAGGATTGCTCCGCGGGACTCCACAGGAGCGTGCGCAGTTTTATCACTTTGCCATTACAGATGGCTGGATGAGCCGGAATGAAGCGAGGGCATTTGAGGACATGAACCCGGTTGATGGTCTGGATGAAATGCTGGTCAGCGTAAATGCAGCAAATCCGTTGAATGATTTTAAAGATACGAAAGGCAAAGAGGAAAAGAACGATGAATGACCGTGAAACGCGCTGTTACAGCGGGGAAGTGCGGGCAGAACAATATGATAATGCCCCGACTCATATTTTGGGGTATGGCTCGGTATTTAACAGTCGTTCAGAACCTCTGTGGGGATTTCGTGAAATCATCAAGCCGGGGGCTTTTGACGACGTGCTGAATGATGATGTACGTGGATTGTTTAATCATGATCCTAATTTCATTCTCGGACGAAGTTCTGCCGGCACGTTGTCATTATCAGTGGATGAACGTGGTTTGCGTTACGACATTGTTGCACCGGATACGCCGACGATTTGTGACCTGGTGCTGTCACCAATGTTGCGTGGTGACATTAATCAGTCCTCGTTCGCGTTTCGCGTCGCTCGTGATGGAGAGAGCTGGTATGAAGACGACGAGGGGATTGTTATCCGGGAAATCACGCGCATTTCTCGTCTGTATGACGTCAGCCCGGTGACATATCCGGCCTATCAGGACGCAGACTCTGGTGTCCGCTCAATGAAAGCCTGGCAGGAAGCGCGGGCGAGTGGTGCGCTGAAGAAAGCTGTTAACGAACGAATGGCGCGTGAGCGTCTTTTGACCCTTCTTAATGCATAAGGATACTACTGACGATGAAACTTCATGAGATGAAGCAAAAACGAAACACCATTGCAAAGGATATGCGTGCACTGCATGAAAAAATTGGTGATAACGCATGGACTGATGAGCAACGGGCAGAGTGGAACAGGGCGAAAGCTGAGCTGGATGCGCTGGATGAGCAAATCGCCCGTGAAGAAGAGTTGCGCCGTCAGGATCAGGCATATGTGGATGAGTCCGGGCCGGAAGAGCGCCAGAATAATGAGGCGGAGAACGAGAAAAAGGCGGTGGAAGAGAAGCGCGCTGCGGCATTTAACCGTTTTCTGCGTGCCGGATTTGCAGAACTGAATGCTGAAGAGCGTAATCTGATGCGTGAACTGCGGGCTCAGAGTGTAACAACGGATTCTCAGGGCGGATATACGGTGCCCACGCAGATGCGTAACAAAATCATTGACACCATGAAGGCTTATGGCGGGATTGCCAGTGTTGCGCAACTTCTGACCACATCAACCGGGCAGGATATCACCTGGTCAACGTCTGATGGCACGACTGAAGAGGGCGAACTGCTGGCGGAAAATACAGCCGCAACGGAACAGGATGTGACGTTCGGGACCGCTATTCTGGGGGCTAAAAAGCTGTCATCAAAAATAATTCGTGTGTCCAATGAGCTGCTCCAGGACAGTGGGGTGGATATTGAATCTTATCTGGCAAACCGTATTGCCCAGCGTATTGGTCGTGGAGAGGCGAAATATCTGGTTCAGGGGACCGGAACGGGATCACCGTTACAGCCAAAAGGGCTGGCAGCGTCGGTGACGGGAATCATCCAGACTGCAGCCTCTGCCGCTTTCACCTGGAAAGAAATGAATGCCCTGAAACATGCCATTGATCCGGCATATCGTGGTGGGCCGAAATACCGCTGGGCATTCAATGATGCCACATTGCAGACTATTGAAGAGATGGAGGATGGACAGAAACGCCCGTTATGGCTGCCGGATATTGCAGGCGGTACGCCGGCTACTGTGCTGGGGATCCCTTATGTTATTGATCAGGCTATTGACGGGATTGGTACCGGAAAAAAATTCATTTTCCTGGGGGATTTCAACCGCTTTATCATTCGCCGCGTTACTTATATGGAACTGAAACGTCTGGTTGAGCGTTATGCTGAGTTTGATCAGGTGGCATTTCTGGCTTTCCATCGTTTTGACTGTGTGCTGGAAGATGTGGCAGCCATCAAGGCGCTCACTGGCAAATAACCACTCGTTGTTCAGTTACAGACCGCGCCGACGCGGTTTTTTTATGCCCGCACAGTGTTGCGGGCAGGAGTTTCTGATGGCAGCAATAGTGGAAAAACTCAGGGCGCAGTGCCGTATTGATACAGATGATGCAACTGATGATGAGTTACTGATGCTGTATTTCCGGGCTGCCTGTCGCAAGGCAGAAAATTTTATCAACCGTAAGCTTTATGAGGAGACGGTGCCGGAAGGTGATCCTGAAGGGGTGCTTATAGCTGATGATGTTTTGCTGGCGCTCATGTTGCTGGTCGGGCACTGGTACGAAAACCGGGAAAATTCCTCAGATGTCAGCAAGGCACCAGTCCCGTTTGGTTTTTCTTCTCTGCTGGAGCCTTATCGTTTTATTCCTTTGTAGGAGGAGACATGCAGGCGGGCAGATTACGTGATCGCGTAATTATTCTGAATGTCACTACCGCCCGCTCTCCGTCAGGGCATCCGGTGGAGACGGTGACGGAGGGAGCTACCGTATGGGCAGAAGTTAAGGGTATCAGCGGGAGGGAGATAATCTCAGGCGGAGCAGAAACCGCTCAGGCTACGGTCAGAGTCTGGATGAGATTCCGGCGCGATGTGACAGCGACTTCACGTCTGAAAGTGCTGACCGGTGCATTTAAAGGGGCCATTCTGGGTATAGAAGGTCCACCAATACCGGATGCACGCGCTACCCGGCTTGAAATACTCTGCAGCCTGAAGGGGAATGTGTGATGGATTTCAGTCTTGATTTTTCCGGCCTGGCGGATATTGCACGGGATTTGGAGACGCTCAGCAGGGCAGAAAACAATAAGGTTCTGCGCGATGCCACCCGTGCCGGTGCTGAAGTTATGCGGGATGCAGTTGTTGAACGTGCGCCGGAGCGAACCGGGAAACTGAAGAAAAATGTGGTTGTTCTCACTCAGCGTTCAAAGCGTCGGGGGGAAATTATCTCGGGTGTCCACATTCGCGGACGGAACCTGCGAACCGGAAACAGTGATAACAGCATGAAAGCCAGCGATCCCCGAAATGCATTTTACTGGCGCTTTGTGGAGCTGGGAACGATAAACATGCCCGCGCATCCATTCATTCGCCCGGCTTTCGATACGACAGAGGAACTGGCAGCACGGATTGCCATACAGCGAATGAATCAGGCTATTGATGAGGTCTTAAGTAAATGAGAGAGGCCACACTGTATTCCCTGTTGTCTCAGCTGGCCGGAGGACAGGTTTATCCTTATGTGGTCCCACTGACGGAGGGAAAGCCTGCGGTATCTCCGCCGTGGCTGGTGTTTTCTGTGGTGTCTGACACGGCATCTGATGTGCTTGATGGGCAGGCTGAATCCAGAATTACCGTGCAGATCGATGTCTGGGCGACAGTACCTGATGACGCAGATAATATTCGTGAGCAGGCGCTTGATGCGGTAAGAAAACTGGCACCCTCCGTTATTTCTAAAACGCAGGGTTATGATCCTGACTCCCGTCTGAGCAGAGCCACGCTTGAATTCCAAGTAATAGCCTGAGGTCATTAATGATTTTACCCACCCGCCGCTGGCGGGTTTTTTTATTTTCAGGAGACGAGTATGTCCTCTAATTTTGAGCGTTCGCAACTGACGAAAATTATGATTTCGTCTGCACCGGTAACAGCAGAAACCCTGGATTCTGCCAGCTATCTTGGCCTGAGCTGTACAATCAAAGAGGTGCAGTTTACCGCAGGACAAAAGCAGGATATTGATGTCACCACGCTGTGTTCTGTTGAGCAGGAAAATATTAACGGCCTTGGGGCTGCTTCAGAGATTTCCATGTCAGGCAACTTTTATCTGAATGCTGCCCAGAACGCGTTGCGCAGTGCCTATGACAATGACACCACGTATGGCTTTAAAGTTATTTTTCCGTCAGGCAACGGATTTACCTTTATGGCAGAGGTGCGTCAGCATACCTGGTCTGCAGGAACCAATGGTGTTGTGGCTGCAACGTTTTCCTTGCGCCTGAAAGGTAAACCTGTGCTGACGACAGAGCCGCTGAAAGTGAAGGCCGATTTAAAAAGCACGCTGCGGGTTGCTTCCGGAGCGAAACTTGAAATGGCGGTTGAGGCTGCGGGTGGTGTGCCGCCTTATTCTTATGTCTGGAAGAAAGGTGGTTCTCCTGTTTCCGGACAGACGGCGGCAACGTTCAGTAAGGCATCGGCAGTATCCGGTGATGCGGGTGCATATACCTGCGAGATTTCTGATTCAGCAAGCCCGGTTAACAAAGTGACCTCCACTTCCTGCACTGTAACCGTCAGTTAATGAGGATGGATGTGATGACTAAAAATATCCGTAATCTGGCACTGGCAACGATGTCGGGGTTTCGCCATAAAACCGTTGATGTGCCTGAATGGGAGGGAGCAACGGTTGTGTTACGGGAACCTTCTGCAGAAGCCTGGTTGCGCTGGCAGGAGATCGTTAAAGCAAAAGATGATGAGACACCGTTATCCGTTGCGGAGCGCGCCCGCCGAAATCTGGAGGCAGATGTTGAACTGTTCATTGATGTTCTGTGTGATACCGGACTGCAACCCGTATTTTCAGAGGATGATCGTGAACAGGTGATTGCCGTGTATGGCCCGGTGCATGCGCGGCTTCTTCGGCAGTCTCTGGAACTGATCAGTGATGCCGGCGAGGTTAAAAAAAAGTAGCGCTTCCGGGGATGCGTTTTCTGATGATGCTGGCGCTCAGGATGGGGCGCACATTGTCAGAGTTACGCCGGGAAATGTCCGCATCAGAAATCATGATGTGGGCAGAATTTGACAGGTTCAGCCCGCTGGGGGACGAACGGGCTGATATCCGGGCTGCCCAGATTGTTTCAGCTGTTTACGGTGCGCAGGGGGTCAAAGTGCCACTGAATGATGCGCTTCTTCAGTGGGAGAAGGAGCAGACAGAAGGCGTATCAGATCCATTTGCCGGACTGGAAAACGCGCTTTTAATAGTGTCTCAGTGAGTCAACATAACCGCTTCGGCGGTTTTTTTTCGTCCGGAGAATGAGTGTGGCGACATTACGTGAACTGATTATTAAAATCTCGGCAAATTCCCGGTCATTCCAGTCAGAGATCTCCCGGGCTTCGCGTATGGGGCAGGATTACTACCGTACCATGCAGAACGGAGGCCGGCAGTCCGCTGCTGCATCCCGTGAAATGCGGCGTGCACTGGCAGAAGTGACGGATCAGATAAATACAGCTAAATCTTCGGCACTGAATATGGCGGGGGCATTTGCCGGGGCTTTTGCTACCGGTCATCTTATTTCTTTCGCCGATGAGTGGAATTCAGTAAATGCCCGTCTGAAGCAGGCCTCACAGTCCAGTGATGATTTTCAGGCATCACAGCGTGAATTAATGGCGATCAGCCAGAGAACGGGGACGGCGTTTTCTGATAACGCCAGCCTTTTTGCCCGTTCTGCAGCTTCCATGCGGGAGTATGGTTACAGTTCTGAGGAGGTACTGAAAGTCACCGAGGCGATCTCCACGGGCCTGAAATTATCCGGTGCCAGTACAGCAGAAGCCAGTTCGGTGATCACGCAGTTCAGTCAGGCACTGGCGCAGGGAGTGCTGCGCGGTGAAGAGTTTAACTCGGTGAATGAGAACGGCGATCGTGTTATTCGTGCGCTGGCTGCGGGAATGGGGGGTGCCCGTAAGGATCTGAAGGCCATGGCGGATAACGGAAAGTTGACCGCCGATAAGGTTGTTCCTGCACTGATTAGTCAGCTTGGGGCATTACGTGATGAATATGCGGCAATGCCTGATACGGTTTCATCCTCTGCAACCAAAGTTGAAAACGCCTTTATGGCCTGGGTTGGTGGTGCGAACGAGGCAAGCGGAGTGACGAAGACGCTCTCCGGTGTGCTGAATGGTATTGCAGGCAATATTGACACTGTGGCAACCGCTGCCGGTGCTCTGGTTGCCGTCGGGGTAGCCCGATATTTTGGCAATATGGCGTCTTCTGCTGGATCTGCAACTGCCGGATTAATTACTGCAGCCAGAAACGAAGTGGCTCTTGCGGAAGCGCAGCTCCGGGGGACACAGATAGCAACAGCCAGGGCGCGTGCGGCGGTTTATCGTGCGCAACAGGCGGTTGTTGCTGCTCGCGGTACCGAAAGGCAGGCAGCCGCAGAAGCGAAACTGGCTGCTGCCCAGGCATCACTTACCCGTAATATTGCGGCCAGAACAGCAGCACAGACAACGCTGAATACTGTCACGTCAGTGGGAAGTCGTCTGTTAAGTGGAGCACTGGGACTGGTTGGTGGGGTGCCGGGGCTTGTCATGCTGGGGGCCGCGGCCTGGTACACGATGTATCAGAATCAGGAGCAGGCCAGAGAATCTGCACGCCAGTATGCCGCAACAATCGACGAAATTCGCCAGAAAACGTCGGCAATGTCGCTTCCTGAAGCGTCAGATAATGAGGAAAAGACGCGGCAGGCACTTGATGAGCAAAACAGGTTAATTGACGAGCAGAAAAGTAAGATTAAATCCTTACAGGAAAAAATTGCTGGCTATCAGTATGTGCTGGCAAACCCGGGCTGGACAACCGATAACGGTTTTATGATTAACCACATGACGTCGGTAAAAACAGTCACAGAAGGGCTTGCAGAAGCAACAAATCAACTGGCAGTTGAACAGTCCCGTCTCACACAAATGCAGGGCAAAGCGCAATCCATTCAGGATGTGCTTGCCGGGCTGGAGGAGCGGCGGGTTGCGTTGATCCGTCAACAGGCGGCGGAACAAAACAAAGCGTATCAGTCCCTGTTGATCATGAATGGGCAGCATACCGAGTTTAATCGCCTTCTTGGGCTTGGTAATGAATTACTTCAGCAGCGACAGGGGCTGGTGAATGTACCGTTACGGCTACCACAGGCAACCCTGGATGATAAACAGCAGACCGCACTGAATAACAGCAAGCGCGAACTGGCTCTGTCCCGCCTTAAGGGGGAAGCGCGTGAGCGTGCCCGACTGGGCTATGCTGCGGATGATCTCGGCTTTGTGGGAGAGGCGTATCAGACAGCCAGACAGAATTATATCAATAACTCACTGGATGCCTGGCGAAATAACCAGGCAAATAAACCCAAAGCGCATAAAAAGACCGAAGCGGAAAAAACAGAAGATATTTATAAACGGCTGATTAAACAGCAAAAAGAACAGATAGCACTGGCAGGGCAGAATACTGAACTGGCTAAGATGAAATATCAGGTCAGTCAGGGCGAATTATCAACCCTGTCAGAAGCGCAGAAAAAAACGCTTTTGCAGAATGCAGCACTCATCGACCAGAAAAAGATTCGTGAGCAGCTTGCTGCGTATGAAAGCAGCCTGGCGGACAGTAATGCCAGTACCCGGGCGTCTAACGACGCGCAGTTACTGGGATATGGTGAAGGCTCACGGATGCGTGAACGACTCCAGGAAATGTGGAGTATCCGGCATGAGTTTGAGCAGAAAAATAACGAGCTGCTGAGACAGTATCAGGCCGGAGAAATTGAAGAAGCCCTGTGGAAACAGGAGAAAGAACTGAATAAAAAATATCTGGAAGAGCGTCTCAGCGATCAGCAGGATTATTATGCAAAGGCCGATGCTTTACGTAATAACTGGAATGCAGGACTCCAGGAGGGGCTGACCAACTGGGCAGACAGTGCCACCGATTATGCTTCGCAGGCGGCAGATGCTGTCGTTTCCACTATGGACGGGCTGGTATCAAATATTTCCGATGCGCTGGCCGGAAATGTTGTGGACTGGAGAAACTGGGGGAGTTCAATTCTCCAGGAAGTTTCAAAAATTCTGATGAATGCGGCCATTGTTAACGGACTGAAGTCACTCTCCGGTGCCGGAGGGTGGCTTGGTACGGTCGGCGGATGGATTTCGGGGGCGGTGGCAAACGCAAAAGGTGGTGTTTACACATCGGCAAATCTGAGTGCTTACAGTAACACTATTGTGGATACACCGACGTATTTTGCTTTTGCGAAAGGTGCCGGGCTGATGGGCGAGGCCGGGCCTGAAGCTATCATGCCACTGACACGGGCAGCGGACGGCTCTCTTGGGGTCAGAGCCATTGGCAATGTGAATAGTGGCGGGGGGGTTGTTTATTCTCCCGTGTATCACATCAGCATTCAGAATCAAGGGAGCAATGGCGAGATAGATGCGCGCTCAGCCAGGGGACTGGTGGATCTGATCGACAGCAGGGTTGTGTCAATTATGCAGTCATCGCGTCGGGATGGAGGATTGTACAGTGCCTGAGCCTGAAGTTTTTAACTGGATCCCCCGTGAGGGGATGGAGACGACACGAAAGCCATCAGTTATTACGGTAAAGTTTGGTGACGGATATGAACAGAGACGGGCTGGTGGTCTGAATGCGGATCTGAAAACGTTTAAACCGGTATTTCGTGTCACAGATGAATATTCCCGTGCCGCGCTGGACAGTTTTTTATCCCGTCATGCCGGGATTCGTGCTTTTTTGTGGCGTCCGCCAAAACACAACAGGACTGTCCGGGTTGTCTGCAGGGAGTGGAGCATTTCGGATAATGCCATGTATACCGATTTTAACTGTACCTTTGAAGAGGTCACTCACTGATGCAGGATATACAGCAGGAAACACTCAATGAGTGCACTAAAACGGAGCAATCCGCGCTGATCGTGCTCTGGGAAATTGATCTGACAGAGGTCGGCGGAGATCGTTATTTCTTCTGTAATGAGCAGAACGAAAAAGGTGAACCAGTCACCTGGCAGCGGCGGCAGTATCAGGCCTATCCCATTCAGGGAAGTGGATTTGAGATGAACGGCAAAGGAGCCAGTGCAAGGCCAACGCTTAAAGTCTCTAATCTGTACGGCATGGTCACCAGGATGGCGGAAGACCTGCAGAGTCTGGTCGGCGGAACGGTGGTCAGGCGTAAGGTTTACGCCCGTTTTCTGGATGCGGTGAACTTCGTCAACGGAAACAGTGACGCCGACCCGGAGCAGGAGGTGATCAGCCGCTGGCGCATCGAGCAGTGCAGCGAACTGAGTGCGGTCAGTGCTTCTTTTGTACTGTCCACGCCGACGGAAACGGATGGTGCGGTTTTTCCGGGGCGCATCATGCTGGCCAACACCTGTACCTGGACCTATCGCGGTGATGAGTGCGGTTATAGCGGTCCGGCTGTCGCGGATGAATATGACCAGCCGACGTCCGATATCACGAAAGATAAATGCAGCAAATGCCTGAGTGGCTGTAAGTTTCGCAATAACGTCGGCAACTTTGGCGGCTACCTTTCCATCAACAAACTTTCGCAGTAAATCCCATGACAGAGACAGAATCAGCGATTCTGGCGCACGCCCGGCGATGTGCGCCAGCGGAGTCGTGCGGCTTCGTGGTGAGAACGCCGGAGGGGGAAAGATATTTCCCCTGCGTGAATATCTCCGGTGAGCCGGAAGATTATTTCCGGATGTCGCCGGAGGACTGGCTGCAGGCCAAAATGCAGGGTGAGATTGTGGCGCTGGTCCACAGTCACCCCGGTGGTCTGCCCTGGCTGAGTGAGGCTGACAGGCGGCTGCAGGTGCAGAGTGATTTGCCGTGGTGGCTGGTCTGCCGGGGGGCGATTCATAAGTTCCGCTGTGTGCCGCATCTTACCGGGCGGCGCTTTGAGCACGGGGTGACGGACTGTTACACGCTGTTCCGGGATGCTTATCATCTGGCGGGGATTGAGATGCCGGATTTTCATCGTGAGGATGACTGGTGGCGTCACGGTCAGAATCTCTATCTGGATAATCTGGAGGCCACAGGGCTGTATCAGGTGCCGTTGTCATCAGCACAACCGGGCGATGTGCTGCTGTGCTGCTTTGGTTCATCGGTGCCGAATCATGCCGCCATTTACTGCGGCGACGGCGAGCTGCTGCACCATATTCCTGAACAACTGAGCAAACGAGAGAGGTATACCGACAAATGGCAGCGACGCACACACTCCCTCTGGCGTCACCGGGCATGGCACGCATCTGCCTTTACGGGGATTTGCAACGATTTGGCCACCGCATCGACCTTCGTGTGAAAACGGGAGCCGAAGCTATCCGGGCGCTGGCCACGCAGCTCCCGGCGTTTCGTCAGAAACTGAATGACGGCTGGTATCAGGTGCGCATTGCCGGGCGTGATGCAGGTGAAACCGAATTATCTGCCCGTCTTAATGAGCCGCTGGCAAATGGTGCCGTGATCCATATCGTGCCGCGTCTGGCGGGAGCTAAAAGTGGCGGTGTGTTTCAGGTGGTGCTGGGGGCGGCGTTGATTGCGGTGGCATGGTGGAACCCTGTGGGCTGGCTGGGTGCCGCGGCTGTATCGGGCATGTATGCGGCAGGGGCCAGTATGATCCTGGGCGGTGTGGCGCAGATGCTGGCACCGAAAGCCAGGACGTCCACGGCAGCCAGTACAGATAACGGCAAACAGAACACCTATTTTTCCTCACTGGATAACATGGTTGCTCAGGGCAATGTTTTGCCTGTTCTGTACGGTGAAATGCGTGTGGGGTCGCGGGTAGTTTCTCAGGAGATCAGCACGGCAGACGAAGGGGACGGTGGTCAGGTTGTGGTGATTGGTCGCTGATGCAAAATTTTTTATGTGAAACCGCCTCCGGGCGGTTTTGTCGTTTATGGAGCATGAGGAATGGGTAAAGGCAGCAGTAAGGGGCATACTCCGCGCGAAGCGAAGGACAACCTGAAGTCCACGCAGTTGCTGAGTGTGATCGATGCCATCAGCGAAGGGCCGGTTGAAGGTCCGGTGGATGGATTAAAAAGCGTGCTGCTGAACAGTACGTCAGTGCTGGACAGTGAGGGGAATACCAACATCTCCGGCGTCACGGTGGTGTTCCGGGCCGGTGAGCAGGAGCAGACACCGCCGGAGGGATTTGAATCCTCCGGCTCCGAGACGGTGCTGGGTACGGAAGTGAAATACGACACGCCGATCACCCGGACCATCACGTCGGCAAACATTGACCGACTGCGTTTTACCTTCGGCGTGCAGGCACTGGTGGAAACCACCTCAAAGGGGGACAGGAATCCGTCGGAAGTCCGCCTGCTGGTTCAGATACAACGTAACGGTGGCTGGGTGACGGAAAAAGACATCACCATTAAAGGCAAAACCACCTCACAGTATCTGGCCTCGGTGGTGGTGGGTAACCTGCCGCCGCGCCCGTTTAATATCCGGATGCGCAGGATGACGCCGGACAGCACCACAGACCAGCTGCAGAACAAAACGCTCTGGTCGTCATACACCGAAATCATCGATGTGAAACAGTGCTACCCGAACACGGCACTGGTCGGCGTGCAGGTGGACTCGGAGCAGTTCGGCAGCCAGCAGGTGAGCCGTAATTATCATCTTCGCGGGCGCATTCTGCAGGTGCCGTCGAACTATAACCCGCAGACGCGGCAATACAGCGGTATCTGGGACGGAACGTTTAAGCCAGCATACAGCAACAACATGGCATGGTGTCTGTGGGATATGCTGACCCACCCGCGCTACGGCATGGGGAAACGTCTTGGTGCGGCGGATGTGGATAAATGGGCGCTGTATGTCATCGGCCAGCATTGCGAGCAGTCGGTGCCGGACGGTTTTGGCGGCACGGAGCCGCGCATCACCTGTAATGCGTACCTGACCACACAGCGTAAGGCGTGGGATGTTCTCAGTGATTTCTGCTCGGCGATGCGCTGTATGCCGGTATGGAACGGGCAGACGCTGACGTTCGTGCAGGACCGACCGTCGGATAAGGTGTGGACCTATAACCGCAGTAATGTGGTGATGCCGGATGATGGCGCGCCGTTCCGCTACAGCTTCAGCGCCCTGAAGGACCGCCATAATGCCGTTGAGGTGAACTGGATTGACCCGGACAACGGCTGGGAGACGGCAACAGAGCTCGTGGAGGATACGCAGGCCATTGCCCGTTACGGCCGTAACGTCACGAAGATGGATGCCTTTGGCTGTACCAGCCGGGGGCAGGCGCACCGCGCCGGGCTGTGGCTGATTAAAACGGAACTGCTGGAAACGCAGACCGTGGACTTCAGCGTGGGTGCGGAAGGGCTTCGCCATGTACCGGGGGATGTCATTGAAATCTGCGATGATGACTATGCGGGTATCAGCACCGGCGGGCGCGTGCTGGCGGTGAACAGCCAGACCCGGACGCTGACGCTCGACCGTGAAATCACGCTGCCATCCTCCGGTACCACGCTGATAAGCCTGGTTGACGGTCAGGGTAATCCGGTCAGCGTGGAGGTCCAGTCCGTCACCGACGGCGTGAAGGTGAAAGTGAGCCGTGTTCCTGACGGCGTTGCAGAATACAGCGTGTGGGGGCTGAAGCTGCCGACGCTGCGCCAGCGCCTGTTCCGCTGCGTGAGTATCCGTGAGAACGATGACGGCACGTATGCCATCACCGCCGTGCAGCATGTACCGGAGAAAGAAGCCATCGTGGATAACGGGGCGCACTTTGACGGTGACCAGAGCGGCACGGTGAATGGTGTCACGCCGCCAGCAGTGCAGCACCTGACCGCCGAAGTCACTGCAGACAGCGGGGAATATCAGGTGCTGGCGCGATGGGACACACCGAAGGTGGTGAAGGGCGTGAGCTTCCTGCTCCGTCTGACCGTAACAGCGGATGACGGCAGTGAGCGGCTGGTCAGCACGGCCCGGACGGCGGAAACCACTTACCGCTTCAGGCAGCTGGCGCTGGGGCGTTACACGCTGACGGTCCGGGCGGTAAATGCCCGGGGACAGCAGGGCGATCCGGCGTCGGTATCGTTCCGGATTAACGCACCTGCAAAACCCGCCACCATTGAGCTGACGCCGGGGTATTTTCAGATAACGGCGGTCCCGCGTCTTGCGGTGTATGACCCGACGGTACAGTTTGAATTCTGGTTCTCAGAAAAACGCATCACGAACACAGCACAGGTGGAAAAATCTGCCCGTTATCTGGGGACCGGCAGTCAGTGGACTGCTCAGGGGAGCCGGATTAAGCCGGGGACGGATTTCTGGTTTTACGTGCGAAGCGTCAACCTGGTGGGAAAATCTGCTTTTGTGGAAGCCAGCGGGCAGCCCAGCAATGATGGTGAAGGGTATCTGGAAATTTTCCGGGGGCTGATAGATGAGACGCTTCTGGGCCAGGCACTGAAAGAGCGCATTGATGCTTCAGCGCTGCGTACGGAGGTCACGCAACTGGAAGAAGATATCCGTCAGCGGATGGACACGGATATCGCAGAAGTGACCCGGAAAATCGGGAAGGCGGAAAACAGCCTCACGCAGCTGGTTGCGAAAAAGAATGAGGACCAGACACTGGCCATCGCGCAGGTGAGCCAGAAAGTGGACCGGGTGAGCAGTGAAATCTCACAGACTGTCAGCCAGGGGCAGTCAGAAAACGCCCGACAGATAGCACAGGTCCGCCAGTACGTGGATAAAAAAGGGAGTGAAATTACCTCGACCACGGATAAAAAGCTGGGTGACCAGGCCGTGACCATACAGCAAATCCAGCGGGTTCAGTCAGACACGCGCAATGAGCTGAATGCCATGTATATGCTGAAGGTGCAGAAAACAAAAAACGGTATTCCCTATGTGGCCGGGATTGGCGCGGGGATTGAGGATGTTGATGGTCAGACCCTGAGTAACATTCTGCTGCAGGCCGATCGCATTGCGATGATTACCCCGGAGAACGGCAACACCACGCCGCTGTTTGTGGCGCAGGGGAATCAGCTGTTCATGAACGACGTGTTCCTGAAGCGACTGTTTGCGGTGAGCATCACGTCATCCGGCAATCCTCCGACGTTTTCCCTGACGCCGGATGGCAGGCTGACAGCCCGCAATGCGGATATCAGTGGAGCCATCACGGCGAATACCGGCACGCTCAATAATGTCACCATTAACGAGAACTGTGTCATCAGAGGGAAACTGTCTGCAAACCAGATTGAAGGCGATCTCGTTAAAACAGTGGGTAAGGCTTTCCCTCGTGACTCCCGTGCACCGAAGCGTTGGCCATCAGGAACCATTACCGTCAGGGTTTATGACGATCAGCCGTTTAACCGGCAGATTGTTATTCCGGCGGTGGCTTTCAGCGGTGCCAGACATGAGCGGGAGAACAGCGATACTTATTCGTCATGCCGCCTGATAGTGAAGAAAAACGGTGCTGAAATTTATAACCGTACCGCGATGGATAATACGCTGGTTTACAGTGGTGTTATTGATATGCCTGCTGGTCGCGGCGACATGACGCTGGAGTTTTCTGTATCAGCATGGTGGGTAAATGGCTGGTATCCCACAGCAAGTATCAGCGATTTGCTGGTTGTTGTGATGAAGAAAGCCACTGCAGGCATCACGATTAGCTGAATTTTATAACCCATATACGGGCGCCAGAAATGGCGCCTTTTTTATTGCAGAAAAGCGAGAGGTAATTATGCGTAAATTATGTGCAGCCATTTTGTCCGCAGCCATCTGTCTGTCCGTATCCGGTGCGCCTGCATGGGCGTCTGAACATCAGTCCACACTGAGCGCGGGGTATCTTCAGACCCACACTGATATGCCAGGCAGCGATAATCTGAACGGGATTAACGTGAAATACCGTTATGAGTTTACGGACGCGCTGGGGCTGATTACGTCCTTCAGTTATGCCAATGCTGAGGATGAGCAAAAAACGCACTACAGCGATACCCGCTGGCATGAAGATTCCGTGCGTAACCGCTGGTTCAGCGTGATGGCGGGGCCATCTGTACGCGTGAATGAATGGTTCAGTGCTTATGCGATGGCAGGTGTGGCTTACAGCCGTGTGTCGACGTTCTCCGGGGATTATCTCCGCGTAACTGACAACAAGGGGAAAACGCACGATGTGCTGACCGGAAGTGATGACGATCGCCACAGCAACACGTCTCTGGCGTGGGGAGCTGGCGTGCAGTTTAACCCGACCGAATCCGTGACCATTGATATTGCTTATGAAGGCTCCGGCAGTGGCGACTGGCGCACTGACGGTTTCATCGTGGGTGTCGGTTATAAGTTCTGATTAGCCAGGTAACACAGTGTTATGACAGCCCGCCGGTTCAGGCGGGCTTTTTTATGGAGTGGATATGGCAGCAGTAAAAATCTCAGGTGTGCTGAAAGATGGCACAGGAAAACCAGTACAGAACTGCACCATTGTGCTGAAGGCCAGACGGACCAGCAGCACGGTGGTGGTGAACACGGTGGCCTCTGAAAATCCGGATGAAGCCGGGCGTTACAGCATGGATGTTGAGTATGGTCAGTACAGCGTCACCCTGCTGGTTGAAGGTTTTCCGCCTTCACATGCCGGGACCATTACCGTCTATGAAGGTTCCAGACCAGGTACGCTGAATGATTTTCTCGGCGCCATGACGGAGGATGATGTTCGTCCGGAGGCACTGCGCCGTTTTGAGCTGATGGTGAATGAAGTGGCACGTCATGCCGGAGCATCATCACAGAGCGCAGCGGCAGCAAAGAAATCCGAAACTGCAGCGGCATCATCGAAGAACGCGGCGAAAACCTCAGAAACGAATGCAGCTAACAGCGCACAGGCGGCAGCGGCCTCGCAGACTGCATCGGCAAACTCCGCGACAGCAGCCAAAAAATCAGAAACCAACGCGAAAAATAGCGAGACAGCCACAAAGGCCAGCGAAAAAAACGCAAAATCCAGCCAGACGGCAGCGAAAACCAGTGAGACGAATGCCAAAGACAGTGAAGCCAACGCAAAGGTGAGCGAAACAGCGGCGGCGAACTCGGCGAAAGCATCGGCAGCAAGCCAGACGGCAGCAAAAGCAAGTGAAGATGCTGCCAGAGAATACGCAAACCAGACAGCAGAGCCGTACAGATATGTTTTACAGCCGCTGCCGGATGTGTGGATACCCTTTAATGATTCGCTGGATATGATTACGGGCTATTCTCCGGGTTATAAAAAAGTGAAGATTGGTGATAATGTGGTTCAGGTTGCCAGTGATAAACAGGTTAATTTCAGTCGCGCATCAACGGCAACATATATCAACAAATCTGGCGAACTGAAAACGGCGGAAATTAATGAGCCACGATTTGAAAAAGAAGGTTTATTGATTGAAGGTCAGCGAACCAACTACATGTTGAATTCAGCAACTCCAGCTTCTTGGGGTAAATCTGCAAATATGAATGTCGCTGAGGTTGGAACTGATAGTTTTGGTTTTACTTATGGAAAGTTTGTTTGTAACGATTCTCTGATTGGGCAAACGTCAGCCATTAATATGGCATCAATTGCTGCTACAAAGTCAGTTGATGTTTCAGGCGATAACAAGTACGTGACAACCTCATGTCGTTTTAAAACAGAACGACAGGTAAGGTTGCGTATCCGCTTTGATAAATATGACGGTAGTGCAACAACTTTTCTTGGTGATGCATATATTGATACACAAACGCTTGAAATTAATATGACAGGTGGCGCGGCCTCAAGGATTACAGCGAGAGTCAGAAAGGACGAAGCTACCGGATGGATTTTTGCAGAGGCAACAATCCTGGCAATTGATGATGAGTTAAAAATAGGATCTCAGATACAGTATTCTCCTAATCAGGGCGGAGCAACCGTATCTGGAGACTATATTTATCTGGCCACCCCTCAGGTTGAGGATGGTTCGTGTGCATCATCTTTTATTATCTCAGGAACGACGGCGGCTACCCGCGCAAGCGATATAGTTACAGTTCCAATTAATAATAATCTTTATAATCTTCCTTTTACGGTTCTTTGTGAGGTACATAAGAACTGGTATAAAACGCCAAATGCAGCGCCACGTGTTTTTGATACCGGCGGTCATCAAACCGGAGCGGCTATTATTCTTGGCTTCGGATCTTCGGCAGATGGGCCAGACGGATTTCCTTATTGCGATATTGGTGGATCAAATAGGCGTGTTAACGAAAACGCATCGTTGAAAAAAATGGTTATGGGGATGCGTGTAAAGTCAGATCAGTCTACATGTGCAGTAAGTAACGGGCGTATATCCAGCGAAACAAAAACCACATGGGAATATATCCGGAGTACAGCAACCATTCGCATTGGTGGACAAACTACAGCAGGATTACGCCATTTATTTGGGCATGTGAGGAATTTTCGTCTCTGGCATAAAGAGCTAACAGATGCGCAGCTTGGGGAGGTTGTGGAGTGAGAGATTTCACGTTGCGTTTCAGTGATAAAGCAGATTTCAGGGCATTTCTCAGGAAACTTAACTGGGAAGAGGACGAAGAGCTGCAGAATGCCGTTCTGGTTGATGAGATTGGTTTTACGTTCAGGGAGACAGATGTTCCTGATGACGGAGAACCAGAATACACGCGAAACGAAGGGTACTTTGTTAATATCCGTCTTCTTGACGATGGATTTGATGATTCCGTGTTCCGTGAGTGGGTGGTTACACCAGAGCGCCCGCTCAGGGAGTGGTTTTAAGGATAGCAGATGGATATCACGTCGATACTTCATGCGCTTTGTGCCGTAGCGGTGCAGGTACTGGCTGGTCTTTTTACCGGAAACTGGGCTTACGGGGCGATAGCCGGTTGTACGTTCTTCATTGCGCGGGAACACACCCAGGCAGAATATCGCTGGATTGAAATGTTCGGGCATGGCAAGCGTATGAATATGCCGTGGTGGGGTGGTTTTGACCCGCGCGTGTGGGATATGGCAAGTCTGATGGATTTTGCTGTGCCGGTGGTGGCGTGTCTGCTGATCTGGCTGTTGGTTAATCGGTAAAGTCATCATGTCAGGGGAACACAGCAGGAGTTGGTTTTACATAAAAAAGCCCACCAGTGAGGTGGGCAACAGGAATGATTAATTATCTCAAAGAGAAACATCATATTTCTCTTTGCAACTTCTAACATAAAAATGTGGAGAAATAATGGATTTTATATTAATTGGTGATTATGCAACCAACTTCTTATGCAAAACAATATAGTCATTTATATCTGGCTGGTCTTATGCATACACCTAAACAGGTGTATTACGTAAGGAAACAGACAGGCGAGTATCTACCGAACCGTATACGTTATGGTCATGTTGCATAGTGTTTGGGAATATAAAGAATTATATAGGAGTTTGCTGTTTGTAACCTAAAAAACAATAACAAATGTTATAGTGAACTTGTTTGTTGTGCTGCTTTCACATTTTCTCAGTAATCTTACCAGTAATATTTTTGTTGCTTTGTTGTTTCTGTTTTTTTATAAAAAAGAGGTGGTACAGAGGAGGAAATACAGTGGATAAAAAACTAATTGCATTTTTGTGCACACTTATAATTACTGGTTGCTCGAATGGGATCGGGGATTCACCTTCCCCTCCGGGAAAAAATGTAGAATTGGTTGGAATCCCTGGACAAGGTATTGCAGTGACTTCAAACGGTGCAACTCCAACACTTGGAGCCAACAACACTGAGTTTCCTGAAGTTTCAATAATGAGCACTGGTGGGGCGCTGCTTACTATTTGGGCCAGACCTGTTCGTAACTGGCTTTGGGGGTATACTCCTTTTGATTCAGTAAATTTTGGTGAGAATCGGAACTGGAAGGTTGTGGATGGAAAAGATGCCGGCACAGTGAAATTTGTTAATGTTGCCCAGGGGACTTGCATGGAGGCCTTTAAAAACGGGGTGATACATAATACCTGTGATGATAACTCGTTATCTCAGGAGTTTCAGTTACTGCCTTCTACTAATGGTAATGTGCTTATAAGAAGTAGTGCCTTGCAGACGTGTATAAGAGCAGACTATTTAAGCAGAACTATACTGTCACCGTTTGCTTTTACAATCACCCTTGAGAAATGCCCTGGTGCAAAAGAAGAAACGCAAGAAATGCTATGGGCAATAAGTCCACCTGTCAGAGCGGCAAAACCAAATCTGATTAAGCCAGAGTTAAGACCATTCAGACCATTGCCAATTCCACCTCATGACAAACCTGATGGAATGGAGGGAGTATGAAAAAATTATTATTCCTGTTAATGATTTTGCCGGGTATTTCTTTTGCAGATTTAAGCGATTTTAAAGTTGCAACCTGGAATTTGCAGGGGTCAAATGCACCGACAGAAAATAAATGGAACACACATGTCCGACAACTTGTTACGGGAAGTGGTGCTGTTGATATCCTGATGGTTCAGGAGGCAGGGGCAGTACCAGCTTCTGCAACGTTGACTGAGCGAGAATTTAGCACTCCCGGTATTCCGATGAATGAGTATATCTGGAATACCGGAACCAATAGTCGTCCACAGGAGTTGTTTATATATTTCTCACGTGTTGATGCATTCGCTAACAGAGTAAATCTTGCGATTGTTTCAAACAGAAGAGCTGATGAGGTGATTGTATTACCTCCTCCAACTGTTGTATCACGACCGATCATCGGCATTAGAATTGGTAATGATGTTTTCTTCTCAACCCATGCATTGGCGAATCGAGGCGTGGATTCAGGAGCAATTGTAAATAGTGTTTTTGAGTTCTTCAACAGACAAACGGATCCTATAAGACAGGCCGCTAACTGGATGATTGCAGGAGATTTTAACCGTTCACCGGCTACACTATTTTCAACTCTTGAACCAGGGATTCGTAATCATGTAAATATTATTGCTCCACCAGATCCAACGCAAGCCAGTGGTGGTGTTCTTGATTATGCGGTAGTTGGAAATTCAGTGAGCTTTGTACTTCCTCTGTTGAGGGCCTCGTTGTTATTCGGATTATTAAGAGGGCAAATTGCCTCTGATCACTTTCCAGTTGGCTTTATTCCTGGAAGAGGAGCAAGAAGATGAAAACAGTTATAGTACTTTTTGTTTTACTGCTGACAGGTTGTGCTGCTGAACCTGCAAATCAGCGTAATCTTCTTACTCAGTTTGTCGGCAACAATGCCCCTGTAGACCCTGAACCCAGTCCAGTATTGGTTAATATCAGAAACGTTCTTACAGGGGGGATAATCCGAAATCCTGTTGGCAGTGACTTTAATGTAAATAATTGGGTTATATCTGAAGTAAAGACTAATGATTTGGATTTGATATCGGCACCGGGAGGGCATGTTCAGATTAAAAATCCTGATGGCAATGAATGCTTTGCTATTCTAAACGGGCAATTGGCAGTGGCTAAGCAGTGCTCTGAAAGTGACCGTAACGCATTGTTTACATTTATAACCAGTGATACTGGGGCTGTGCAAATCAAGTCAATAGGAAGCGGTCAATGCCTAGGGAATGGAGAGAGCATTACAGATTTCAGATTAAAAAAATGTGTTGATGATCTTGGGCGTCCTTTTGATACGGTGCCGCCGGGGTTACTCTGGATGCTGAATCCACCATTATCTCCGGCAATAATGTCTCCATTAACGAGCTGA